TAGGTTTCATGCTGCGACAGTTTGAAATCAGTCGTCTCGTAGGTATCCGTCCTTACAATGCCATTGCTTTTTCTGGTCCTATCGCTGTCTTTGTTAGTGTATTCCTCATCTATCCTCTTGGACAGTCCTCGTGGTTCTTCGCTCCCTCCTTTGGAGTCGCAGCAATCTTTAGATTCCTGTTGTTCCTCCAAGGATTCCACAACTGGACGTTGAATCCATTCCACATGATGGGTGTAGCAGGTATCCTTGGTGGTGCTCTGCTGTCAGCAATCCATGGTGTCACTGTAGAAAATACTCTTTATGAAGATGGTGAACAAGCAAACACATTCAAAGCGTTCGACACAACGCAAGAAGAAGAAACATACTCAATGGTCACAGCAAACCGATTCTGGTCCCAGATCTTTGGTATCGCCTTCTCTAATAAGAGGTGGCTTCATTTCTTCATGCTTTTTGTTCCTGTTATGGGTCTATGGACCTCTTCAATTGGCATTATTGGTCTTGCTCTCAACCTTCGTGCTTATGATTTTGTCTCGCAGGAAGTGAGAGCAGCAGAAGATCCTGAGTTTGAAACCTTCTACACTAAGAACATCTTATTGAATGAAGGACTCCGTGCCTGGATGGCTCCAGTAGACCAGCCGCATGAATCTTTTGTCTTCCCAGAAGAAGTGTTGCCAAGAGGCAACGCACTGTGATATACTACGAGGGTCAAATGACCCTCTTTTTTATGGAACTGGAAGATGAAGTCAAGTGGATTGATGATGTTTTTCGTGTTTACAAAACCCAATATGGCTTGTGGCATAGTGCGACACAGGATGGTGAAGAATTAGTAACTGCTCTGTCCGAAGAACTGTGTATTAGAATGACTCGTTTCTATCTTAAAGGTAGACAGGAGGGATGGTCTGAAGATCAAAGCAGGGTCATGAACGATGGTAAAGTTGGTGGTAAATTGTGAGCGAAAATGACTTTTTAGTTACAAAAAAGTCGAAAAAAAAATTCTGGGTATTTTTTTACTCCCAGGTTTTTCTAAATAAATCTAACGTGTAGAGTCCTATCAATGGAAAATATTGAAGCACACATCGAACAGGATAAGAAAATCCTCGATGATCCAACCATTTCTCCTCAGATGCGTCGCCATACTGAAGGTGAACTGAAAGAGTTGGAAGCATATGCTGAGCGTCACCCAGAAGATCATCACGATCCCACTTCTCTGGAACTGTATTGTGATGCTAATCCCGATGCTCCTGAGTGTCTTGTCTACGACGACTGATGAACTTTATTGGCATTTACGATGATCTCCTTACCAAAGAGGAGTGTGAGATTGTTATCTCCTATTTTCATAAGAATAAAGAGGCGCAACAGCCAGGTCAGATTGGCTACGGGTTTGTTGATCCAGATCTAAAAGATTCGACAGACCTATACTGCTTCTTTACTGACTCCTTATTCACCCATAGCATCCTCTACAAGGGCATTGAAACTGCCTTTAAGAAGTATGAGTCAGAACACCCCGCCTTCCAGTACACAGACCGTTTTAGCCTGTGTGACGGGTTCAACCTTCAGAAGTACGAACCAGGGCAGGGATTCAAACTCTGGCATCATGAAACTACTAACTTTGTGAACTATCCTAATCCTCAGACAACCAGAGCACTGGCGTGGATGGTCAACCTAAATGACGTACCTGATGGAGGTACGATGTTCCTGGAACAGGACTTTACAATGGAAGCGAAGACTGGTAGAGTGAGCATCTGGCCAGCCGCATGGACTCATGTACATAGAGGTCAGGTTTCAGAAGAGAACACTAAATACATCGCAACAGGTTGGTTCAACTATGACATCCCAAACCCTGAAGAAGACATTCGTAATTTACAGTAAGGATGGATGCCCTTTCTGTACAAAAATTGAAAAGGTTATGCGACTTGCTGAGCAAGACCATACTATCTACAAACTTGGAGAGCACTTCACAAAAGAAGAGTTTTATGCTGAGTTTGGCTTTGGATCTACCTTCCCCCAGGTAGTTTGTAACGAAGAAAACCTAGGGGGTTGTACTGATACCGTAGCGTATTTGAAAGAGAACGGATTTATTTGATGGAAGAAGAACTTTATTCGCTAGTAGAAGCATCTGTAGATGTTGCTGTGTTTCAGAAGAAATACCTCTTCAACATGTACGGATACCTCAAAGGGTTTGGTGCCAAGAGAAAGGTAGCGACGGAGTTCTTGTGTAGTCAGACTAAATGTAATCTCGAACAAACAATCTCTGACCTTGATGTTTTTATTCAGGGAGGAGATAAAACTATCCGAGAAGCATATGGCTTTCTCTCTAAACCTGAGGCTCGAAAGATTAGGACTTATTTGATTAACATTATTGCCGATGCTGAAAAGTATGAGTATGATCGACGACCAGGAAGAAGAAAGAAATCCACCTCGGTTAGGAATAAATAGAGGAATAGAGTTGATGTTGCCTCGGCAGGCAAGGAGGGAAGAACCGAGTCCAGTAGACTTAGACGTTACTCTTCCTCTATTCAAGTGGCGAGTGCGGGTTAAGTTCTCGTTAGATGTAGTACGCCAGGGGTAACATGGAAACGAACGTAATTCTCTTTTTCTCCGCTGTGACAATGATTGTCACGTTTGCTATTGGAGGAATCATTGGTTGGACATACAAGCAAGAAGTGTCCAAGCCTAAACTCGTCATCAATCATCCAGAAATGTTTGATGAAGAAGGTCAATACATTAATGAAGAGTTAGTCGCTGTTCGTTTTATTGAACTCGACGACTCTTACTATGAGGTTGACGAAGACGAGGAATAACCCTTATAATTAAGATTAACAATTGTTTTATCATGCCTAAGAAACTCCCAGAAAATGCTTTGGTTTCTGAGATCTTCCAGCAGGTTTCTTCTGCGAAGACCAAAACCGAAAAAGTGAATCTTCTTCAAGAATATAACAACAATGGTTTGCGTTCTATTCTTATCATCAACTTTGATGAATCGTTGAAGTTCCTTCTCCCTGAAGGTGACGTGCCTTACGAAAAGAATGAAGCACCTGCTGGAACTGAGCACACTCGTATCGATCATGAGTATAGAAATTTCTATCGCTTCTTCAAAGGAGGAGATAGTTCTATCAATTCGATGAGGCGAGAACAACTCTTCATTCAGTTGCTTGAAGGTCTACACAAAGATGAAGCTGAGGTCATGGTCTTGGCTTGTAATAAAGATCTTCAATCGAAGTATCGGATTACAAAGCAGGTGGTACAAGAAGCATTCCCTGCTATTGAGTGGGGGAATCGTGGATGATGTGGGATAGCAATAACGAGGTAACAGAGCGTGAGGATCGGTACTCGGTTGGGGTATTGGAACTCGACTGTCAACCTGCCGCTGCTAAAAACCCTAAACTTCCTAGAAACTCATACCTAGTAACCTATATGACTAACGGTGTCGTTCACTACGACATCGTTATGGGTTTACGATCTAACATATTTGATTGCTACTATGACAAACTTGGACAAGGAGCTATTCGGGGAATCGTCTGGACCGATGGAAAAGTTGTCACTAAACTCTTCAACAAAAAAGAATATCTCAAAGAACATAGAGGAACTGCTGAAACGTAAAGACGATACGTTTAATTTCTCATCTGAAACTGAAGATCTCGAAGAATTAGCCGACGAGATCTTCGACGCCCTTTATTATCACACTCAAAAACAAAATGAAGACACGTCAAGCGATTCGTAAAGCACTTGAACAGCCTTGGCTTTATGAGGACACTGAGTTAGAATACATGAAGACCCAGCTCAAAGAGCGTACCCTCCAGCGTCAGAAGAACCTGTGGGCACGTCGTTGTGGTCAAGGATTTAGCAATTATGAGTGCCCTGAATGAACGTACGTCTAATCTCTGTCACCCCTGAAGCTGAAAAAACTATGGGGTATGTTGCTCGTGTGAGCAACCCGAACAACCAGGAGAACCCGAAGGTAGCGGGACTCCTTAGTTACTGTATCAAGCACAACCACTGGTCTGTGTTCGAGCAAGCGTTTATGACGCTAGAGATTGAGACTACTCGTGCTATCGCGGCTCAAATTTTACGTCACCGTTCGTTCACATATCAAGAGTTTTCCCAGCGGTATGCTGACAGTTCTATGCTGGCAGATGATATCCCTCTGTTTGATCTCCGCCGCCAGGATACAAAGAACAGGCAGAACTCTATTGATGACATTGATCCGTTCATCAAGCAAGAGTTTGAGATCAAGATTCGCAAGCACTTTGATGAAGCGATGAAGATCTACAAAGAGATGTTGGATGCTGGCATCGCAAAGGAGTGTGCTCGCGGTGTCCTTCCCCTAAATACACCTACTCGCATCTATATGAGTGGCTCATGTCGTTCATGGATGCATTATATTAATCTGCGTTCTGCTAATGGAACGCAGAAAGAACACATGGATATTGCTAACGCTTGTAAGCAAATCTTTGTGGAACAATTTCCCGTATGTGCTGAAGCTTTGGAGTGGTCGTGATGCCTACTTATCCCGTTAAAAATTTGAAGACTGGAGAGACTAAAGAACTCTACATGTCTATGGTAGAATACGACCAGTGGAAGAAGGACAATCCCGATTGGGATAAAGACTGGAGTCAGGGAATCGCAAACTCTGTCTCTGGTGTGGGAGATTACCAAGATAAGCTCCCCCAAGGTTTCAAAGATCGTCTAAACAACGTCAAGAAACACCACCCCTACGCTAAGTTCGATAGAATCTAACCTATGCCCGCAACCAAAAAGCAACCCTCCATGGTCGGACTCACCAAGAGACAGATGAAAAGGAAACCAATTGGAACGCAGCACCTAATCGACATCAAACCGATTACACCTGCTCAAGAAAAAGTCTTCGAGGCTTACGCTCAACAGAAGAACTTGTTCCTTTACGGGGCTGCTGGCACTGGTAAATCTTTTGTGGCAATGTACCTGGCACTGAGGGAAATCCTTCAGGAGAATAGTCAGTATGAAAAACTGTACATTGTTCGTTCTCTTGTTCCCACTCGTGAGATTGGCTTCCTTCCTGGTGATCATGAAGACAAGTCTAACTTGTATCAGATCCCATACAAGAACATGGTGAAGTACATGTTCGAGATGCCTGATGACAGTTCATTTGACATGCTGTATCAGAATCTCAAAGGACAGGACACTATTTCGTTCTGGTCTACTTCATTCATTCGTGGTACAACTATCGACAATGCTATCGTCATCGTTGATGAGTGCCAAAACCTTAACTTCCACGAGCTTGACTCCATCATCACCCGTCTTGGTGTCAACTCTAAGATTATTTTCGCAGGTGACATTGCTCAGACTGACCTGATCAAGACCTATGAAAAGAATGGTATCCTTGACTTCCAGAAGATCATTGATAACATGGAAGAGTTTGCCAGCGTTGAGTTTGGCGTACAGGACATTGTTCGTTCTGGTCTAGTGAAGTCCTATCTTATGAGTAAAATTAGCCTTGGCATTTAATCACATTGACATACACAACTTTGTTGATCTAAAAGCAGAGACGACCGAGAAGGGTAGGACCTATTCCGTTGGGGACAAGTCCTACCCCTCTGTCACCACTGTTATTGGTGAGATGAAAAAGAAATCCATCATGGAGTGGAGACAGCGGGTTGGTCCTGAAGAGGCTAATCGAGTTAGTAAGAGAGCAACCACACGCGGCAATAAGGTTCATAAACTTGCTGAGGATTATCTCAACAACTTAGATTT